GTCCATAATTTTTTTGTTTTTTACAAAATAAAACATATTGTTCGGCCATTATATTCTTAAACTCTTTACAAGTTTCTGGATATTCTTTTTCACAATATACAACTGCCTCTTCTTCTTGCATGACAATTTCGTTTTGAACTTGATTAAATACTACTTTATGTGTTGGACTAGAATCTTTTTCCCTGCCCGGCGTATCTTGTATTGTTTTCATTTTAATAACCCTTTTATTTCTTTATCTGCCTTACCATATTTTTTTAGAATCAAACTCAAGTTGTCTTTTCCTAATAATCCTATATATTCTTCTGCTTCTATTTTAGCAACTTGATAATGATCTGCAATTAATTTGACAAGATCTTTATTATACTTATCTTGTTTCTTACCCTTTATATATTTGTTAAATGATTTTTGTTTAGGTAAGAAATCAAAATATAACTGATAGACATGTTTTTTATTCAATGGACCGATTGTATATTGCTGAAACATATCTACTATTTCGATATAATCAGGATTCATTGATAACCATCTATTAATTAGATATGGAGAGAAAGACTTTTGAGATGCTTCATCTAAAGTATCCCAAGGAGTCTTCTTCCATGTTATATTAGCTAAGTGATCAAATATTGTAGCTGGCTTCTTTGCTTTCATATTACATCATTGGCATTTGTGGTTGAGCTACTTCCTCTTTTGGAATATCTGTAACTACACATTCTGTAGTTAACATTGTTCCGGCAACTGATGCTGCTTTTTCTAAAGCAACTCTTGTAACTTTAACTGGATCGATAATACCTACATCTACCATATCTTCTAACACTTCATCTGTTCTTACATCATAACCTGACTTTGTTCCATCTCCTGTCGTTACTATCTTATTCCAAATAACTTCAGCATTAAGTCCAGCATTTTCCAAAATGGATTCGAATGGAGCTTTACAAGCTTTGAGAACAATATCTCTTCCCAATATTTGATCTTCATTTTCATATATAGCATCTTCAAAGTGCTGATATCCTCTTAATATAGTACCTCCACCGGCAATTATACCTTCTTCAACTGCCGCTTTAGTAGCACAAAGTGCATCATCTACTCTATCCTTCTTTTCTTTCATTTCAATTTCAGATCCGGCGCCAATTCTAATTACTGCAACACCGCCTGATAATTTAGCTAATCTATCTTGTAATTGTTCTTTTTCATATTCAGAATCTGTTCCTTCGATCTGAGATGCAAGTTGTTCTATACGTTCTTCTACTAATTCTGAATCTCCATGGCCATTTACAATAGTAGTACTATCTTTTGTGATCGTAACTTTTTCAGCTGTTCCTAAATGATCTAACGTTGCATCTTCTAATGACATTCCTGCCTTCTGTGAAATTACTGTTCCATTAATTAGTACAGCTATATCTTCTAATTGATCAATTCGTTTAGCTCCAAAGCCTGGTGCTTTTACTGTCGCGACCTTTAAAGTTCCTCTTACCTTATTTACAACTAATGTTGATAACGCCTCGCCATCTATATCTTCAGCAATAATTAACATAGGCTTATCCATTTGCATCGATTGTTCAAGTAATGGAAGAATATCTTTCATAGTACTTATTTTTTTATCATATAATAATATAAAAGGATCATCTAATTCTACAGACATCTTTTCTCCATTAGTGACAAAATATGGCGACGAATATCCTCTATCAAATCTCAATCCTTCTACAACATCTAATTCTGTTTCTGATGTTTTTCCTTCTTCTACTGTTATTACTCCATTCTGGCCAACCTTATCCATTGCTTGTGCAATAATTGTACCTATAGAAGAATCATTATTAGCTGATATTGTACCCACTTGTGCAATTTCATCTGTGCCTTTTACTGGTCTAGAATTATCTTTAAGGTAGTCAATAACTTTAATAACTGTTTTATCGATACCCCTTTTTAATTCAATTGGATTAGCTCCATTTGCAATTTTCTTAAATCCTTCTTTAAGTATTGCATGTGCTAATACAGTTGCTGTTGTTGTACCATCTCCTGCTTCATCATTTGTTTTAGAAGCAGCTTCCTTTACCATTTGAGCTCCGGCATTTTGTATTGGATCTTCTAATTCTATTTCTTTTGCAACAGTAACGCCATCTTTTGTAACATTTGGTCCTCCAAATGATTTTTCAATTACTACTGTTCTACCTTTTGGTCCTAATGTCGATCTTACCGCATCCGATAATTGTTCAACGCCTTTTAATAGCTCTACACGAGCATCTTCACTAAATATTAATTTTTTTGCCATAACTTATTTTGTTTTTTGTTCGATTGGTCTAAATTCATCATTAATAAATCCACATTCGTCACATCTAAATGTTGGTACTGGAACAATTTGTTCTTTACCTGTAGGTGAAACTAATGCTGATATTCTTTTGAATGCATTTACTTGTCTAAAATATTTGCATCCACAATTTTCGCATGCAATATCTTTAAGGTCTTCTGGTTTGATATTGATTTGAGCTTTGGGCTGATCTTTACCACCCATACCTATAACTTTTCCTTTGTTATAATTTTTTGCCATAACTTAACTCCTTATTTTAATTCGTTTAATAATTTTACAATTGTAGACATGATATGTAATTCTTTATCAACTGCAAATGAATCTTGGTATTGTGATTCTGCTAGAATTAATATAACACTTGCAATATGACCTGTCGCATAACTATCTATTTCATCAAATAAATATTTATGTAAGGCCGAAAAGTCTTTAACTTTACTATCGTTTATCAATTGTCTAATATTCTTGAACGCCGACTTCTTATCATCTTTTTTCAATATCTCAATCAACTTGGTCATATAATTTGCTTGAATAACACTAGTATCATCAATAGTAAGTTTATTATTAATAACTTGTCTCTGACAGCTATTTAATACCCTTCTTATATCAGGATAGCCGGCGTTTATAATTGTAACAAGATCTTTATTATCATATGACACTTCAAGTTCATCTAATATTGTAACTATTCTTTTAGCAACTTCCTTTTTATTAGGTGGAGTAATTCCAAATACTTGACATCTAGATTGAATAGGATCTATAATCTTTTCAACATAATTACATGTCAATATAAATCTAGTTGTTTTACTAAATGTCTCCATCAAATTTCTTAAGGCTGCTTGACCATTTGGAGTCATATAATCTGCTTCATCTAATATAACAATCTTCCATCTTTTGAATCCTACTGTACTAGCATAATTCTTTATCTTGGTTCTAACTGTTTCAATATTATTTTCATCTGAGGCATTTATATACATAATATCTGCATCAACATTACCTGCAATAATTTTGGCTAATGTTGTTTTACCAGTACCAGCTCCGCCATAAAATAACAAATGAGGCACATCACCCGATTCTATATAAATTTTAACTTTATCGATAATGTGCTCATTACCAACATATCCATCTAATGTACTTGGTCGAAACTTTTCAACCCATAATGTATTTTCTTGTGCTCCAAACATATTTAATTTCCTGTTGAACCATAACCACCTTCACCTCTTTCAGTTGTTGATAATTCATCAACTTCTTGAAGATCGATCATTGGATATGGCATTATTACTAATTGACCTACTCTATCTCCTTCATTATATCTTTTTATCTTTGCAAAATAACTATCTTTTGGAAATTTATATCTAAAAGATATTTCTCCTCTATAACCAGAATCAACAACACCTACACAATTTGCTAATCGTAAATCTGTTTTTGATGTAGATGATCTTGGAAATAATAATCCTACATATCCTTCTGGCACTTCTAATGCAATACCTGTAAAATATTCGATATAATTATGATCAGAGTTTATTTTACTTCCTATAGTTGTCATATCTAATCCAGCATCTCCTGGCTTAGCATAACTCGGAGTAACAGCTTTATCTACTAATTTCTTAAATCTAACTTTCATATTATGCTGTCTGTAACTGTACTAAATAATAATTTGCCTCACCATTTTTTAATTTGAAAGCAACTTTAGACAGACCTGCCTCTGAAATACTCAATGTACCTGATTCGAATCCTTTGTTAGCTTGAAGAATTTCTTTTAATAAAGAAGATGAAAAACAAATAACGCCCATATCGGTTGCACCTGTCACTTCTTGATCAAATTTAATTCTATTTGTATTGATTGAAGAATAATTCATAATTACTTCAACTTTACCAGAACTACATTTAATTCCAAAATTTTCAGATTCTGGCAATGCATTTTTTGCTTTAATAAATTTATTAATAAATGTTTCATCTAAATCAATAGTTGCATTCCAATCAGGTGTATTTTTAAGATCTGGAACTTGTCTTATAACTGATAAGTCTGCCAACATAAATGTCATATCAACATCTTTATCATTAACGCCAATACTAACAGCTGTACCATCTATTTCATTAACATTAACATTTAAGTCATCACCTACTGCTGATAACATTTTTACTAATTGAGGAGTTGCATAAACACCTAATTCATTATTACCTAAATCTAGATTATCAGATTTTATATTTCCGATCACATTCTGATCATCTGTAATAAATTCTGTTTCTAGTTGTCCATCTTTTGCTATCCATTTTACTGAAGTAGTCGCGCCGGCTAGATGATATCTGCCAACATAATTTAATAAGTCGCTTTTTTTCATTTTATTACCTTTTGTTCAAAAAATTGATTAAACTTTTCTTGATTGATTGTTGTTATACTCTGCCCTCCAAACTTCTGATAATATTGTTTATATTTTTCATAAGTTGTGATCGCCGCATCTGGATCTTCAAACATTTCGTATATACTTTTTAATACTGCAGCTAAATTATTCGGAACCATATATTGAGCAACATCTCTATGTGCTGCAACAATTTTATTTACTTCCTGAATTGTGTTTTGAAATACATGTACATTGTGCAATACCATTCTTGGAACTGCTTCTTTATTATAGTTATCTAACATGCCCCATGTAAAATCTTTACATGCCGGATCTCCTAAACTATCTGGCACTAACAAATCTGGTTGAAGATCTGGAAGTTTACTTTCTGCTAATGGAATATGATTCCCATCTTCGTCCTTATCTGGCTTAGGCATATATACATCACTAAATGATAACTTCTTAAAATTATGTGAATGTAAAAATGTCCCATATACAGGATATTGGCCAGGAGAACTCGAATCTGTTGTTACCACAATTCTGTTACCATAATGTTTATTCAATAACTTTTGTATTGTAGATAAAATAAAGAAGTCTGATATTTTTGAAATACCTAACAAATGCAGATATTCATTCTGTTTATTTTCAAACTCTCTATTTTTTAACATAAGAGCTAATGCCCACATAAAGTCAACTAATTTTTGCGGACCTCCAATTGCCCAACCACTAAATTCAAAATGCTTGAATTTATGATACCACCAATCATATTCGCTAGGATTTGACCCTTGCAACATATTTAAGAACTTAGTCTTTCCTGATTGATGTTTTTCAAACCATGCAAAGTTATCATAACTAATATCTGCACACTTTTCAAACTGATTTTCATAAACAGTTTTAGGTGGTATATCCAAATTAGCAGCTACATCTGAATTGGCTTCTAACCAATGAAATATTTTCTCTCTCAGATCATCGCTATATTTTAATGCACCAGTTGCAATCTGATAACCTCCAGAATCACCAAACACTAATACATCTTTTCCTAATCCCATCTGTGCTCGGATGTCCATTTTCTTATAGTAGTGGCCTGCAGTAACTAGAAAATACTTGTGTCTAAATGATTCTGGATACTCATCTGTATAAAATCTACAAGGAACACCTGAAGATAATTTTTCATCTTTAATTAATGCTGATGCAAATCCTCCTGCCGATAATGACGGGAAGTAAATAAACTCTTTTTGTTTTTCTTTATTTTCCATTAAATAATACTTTTCTTAATCCGTTACATGAAAAATAATTCTCATGTAAACTATTCGCTAATTCTTCTAATTTTCCTGTTTCAATAATCGTATCATACCTATTCATCCAAATACGAATTTCTCTAACCAAATGATCTTTATATTTTAGGTATGAATCCCATGATTCTGTCCATTCACTTGGATACTTAAATCCATCTGAATACATTTCTGTATAACTCAATCTATCTGGAACCATTGGGATAGCTCCGGCCAATGCTCCTTCATAACATGAAATACCTAACGTCTCTTGTACATTTGCAGAAAATACCATTTTAGATCTTTCTAACAAATTATGATATTGATCTTTTGATAATTTACTATCTTGACATACAATAAATTTATATTCAGGCATTTCTTTTGCTAAATCTCTAAATATTTCTACTTGCTTTTCTGGAGCTATTCTATGTGGAAATAATATAATGTCTTCTTTCTTTTTAGGAGTAAACATTGT